CTGGCGGCGCAAGGTTATGATGCCGTTGATGCATCGGCCTTGTACTGGTTTCAGCGGGTCTGGGATACGAATGCGGAAACCTGGTTTTTGCCATGGCTGGTGAATGATCCGAGCGATGGGCCGTCGGTTGATATTGATCGCAGTGTGACGCATGGATTGGGATTTGTGCCGGTTGTGTGGATCAGGAATCTGCCGGGCGGCGATGCGGTTGATGGGGCGTGTACGTTCAAGGCGGCGATCGAGACGAATATCGAGATTGACTATCAGCTGAGCCAGGCGGGGCGGGGTTTGAAATATAGTTCGGACCCGACGCTGCTGATCAAGGAGCCGGCCCTGGGTGACTCCGAAATTGTGAAAGGTGCCGGGAACGCATTGGTGGTTTCCGAGAAAGGTGATGCAAAGCTGCTGGAGATCGGCGGATCGGCCTGCGAGACGGTGATTTCATATGTGCGGGCGCTGCGTGAGCTTGCGTTGGAGGCGTTGCATGGCAACCGTGCGAGTGCTGACCGGTTGACGGCGGCGCAGTCGGGGCGGGCTTTGGAGCTGATGAATCAGGGGCTGATTTGGCTCGCGGATAATTTGCGGATTTCGTACGGCGATGGCGGGCTGTTGGCGCTGATGCGCATGGTGATCCGTGCGTCGAATGTGTTTCCGCTGCTGGTCATGGGTGATGAGGTGGCACCGATGGATATTGCGGCGCGGCTGACACTGCGTTGGCCGCGATGGTACCCGATGTCGGCGGATGATCGGGTGAAGGAGGCGCAGGCGGTCGCTTTACTAGCCAATGCTGGGCAGATTTCGAGAGAGGCGTCTGTCAAATCATTGGCGGCGGCGAATGGCGTCGAAGATATCGAGGCGGAATTGAATGCGCTTGAGCAGGGTGAACCATGAGTGAGGAAGACAAAACGGCCGGTGATGAATGGCAACAGCGCGCCGAACACGCTGAGGCCGCTCTTGCCGCGTTGCAGGCCGAAGCGAAGGCAAAGCTGATTCGGGCGGAGTTGAAGGCTGAGGCGGTTCGGGCAGGGATGATCGATCTCGATGGCTTGAAACTGCTCGATCTGTCGCAGGTTGCGGTGGATGAACAGGGCGAGGTTGTGGAGCCCGAGCGCATTTTTGGCAGGCTGAAGCGGACCAAGCCCTGGTTGTTTGGCGGCGGTGTGTCGTCGTCGGCCGCTGCGCATGCGCCGCGGCCGGAGGCGCCACGGCAGCGCCAGGCGAGCGAGTTGAACCATGAAGAATGGCTGGCCGCGCGGGCCGCGTTGATCAAGCGGCGCTGAGTTTCTCGAAATGCGGCGTTTTGGAGTCTCCTCGGCAGATGCTGAGGGGTTCGATTTCTGTTGTCATAAAATGATGAGGGGTATTGGCTGATGGGTATTCAGAATTTTCCTGCGGCGCTGCAGCCGATCATCCAGCAGGGTTTTCTTGAGCGCGAGTTCGAGATGTCGCTGAAATCGCGGCTTGGGTATCGGCTGATTGCGGACCGGGAGGAGTTTTCGGTCGGGATCGGCGAGACTTTGACAAAGACCCGCGCGGGTCTCAAGCCGAGTGTGACGGTGCCGCTGGTGGCCTCGACCAACACGAATTTGGATAATGGCTTGACGCCTGTGGGATGGGGGGTTGAGCAGTATACGATCACGCTCAATTTCTATGCGGCGACGCAGGATTTGAATATGGTGACGAGCCGGGTCGGCATCGCGTCGCAGTTTTTGCAGAATGCGGCCTCGAATGGCGAGCAGGCGGCACGCAGCCTGGATGAGCTGGCGCGCAATGCATTGTTTGCGCCGTATTTCGGCGGCAATTCGAGGGTTCTGACGACGCTCGGCTCCGCTGGGCCGAGTGTTGCGATTGATGACATTCGCGGTTTTCAAACGGTGTTTGTGAATGGGGTGCAGCAGACGGTTTCCGCGACCTATCCGATGACGGCGACGGTGGGGTCGAACGCGTATACTGTCGTTGGCGTGACGCCTGATGCGACCAACGTGTCCTCGGCGCCGAATGGCGTTTCGGGATCTTTGCTTTTTTCAGGCAATGTGACGGTGGCGGATGGGACTGCCGGCAATGCGGTGAAAGCGGCGACCGGGAGCATGATTATTCGCCCGGCGACGCGGGCCACGACGGCGCAGCTGACCGCGACCGACACTTTGACGATGAGCAATTTGTTGGACGCTGTCGCACTTCTGCGGCGGAATGCTGTGCCGCTGGTTGATGGGGTTTATAATTGTTATCTGGATCCGGTATCCGCGCGGCAGTTATTTGCCGACTCGGATTTCAAGCAGTTGTTTCAAGGGGCGACGTCGTCCAATCCGGTATTCCGGCAGGGGATGGTGAGTGATTTTCTTGGGCTGCGCTTCATTACCACGACCGAGGCGTATGTGCAGACACATCCCAGCATCACCGGGCTTTATGTGCGGCGGCCGATTGTTTGCGGGCAGGGCGCGCTGATTGAGGGTGATTTTGCCGGCATGGCGGCTGATGATGTCGCGCCCAAGGACAGCCTGGTGAATGTGATTGATAATGTCGCCATGGTGACGCGCGAGCCGATTGACCGGCTGCAGCAGATCATCGCGCAGAGCTGGTACTGGATTGGCGGGTTCTGTGCGCCTTCCGATACCACCACGACACCGATGACGGTGCCGACGGCGACGAACGCAAATTACAAACGCGCGGTGATGATCGAGCATATCGGTTAAGGAGCGCGAACATGTCGACAGGTTCGACCCAGCCGTTCCGGCCTGCCGGCACGGCGACATTGGCTGCGTCCACGGCATCGGCGAATGTTGCGCTGGTGGGTGGGGGTACGGCGGTGCTTGTTTACAATGCAAGTGCTGCCACAGCGTTTTTCAAGCTTGGTGCGTCGTCCGGCCTGGCGGCCGCGGTGACGGATACACCTGTGCCCGCGGGCGCGCGGATGCTGGTCGATGGCGGGCCGTTCGTCAGTGTCGCCGCCGCCGTTTTGTCGAGCGGCGCCGGGAATGTGTATTTTACGCTGGGCGATGGGGATATCTATTGAGATGTCGGCATCGGTCGCAACGGCGTTCACAGACGGGCAGAAGGCGGATATTCGCAGGTTTTGCGGATACCCGGCTTACGGCGCGGGTGCGTCCGGTTTTGAGTCATGGCGCTTCTTCCAGGCGTACGGGACGCTTGAGTATCGGATGAATAATCTAGCGCCGGCGGAGATTGCGGTGACGCTCCAATATGTTTCGACGCTGGCCGCATTGGAAGCCGCGATTCCGCCGACCTCGGATAATCTTGATATGGAAAGTGCTGCGGCCTGGACGCATAACGAGACTGAGGCGGCCGACAGGATGAAGCTTTTTGATGCCTGGCGGCGGCGGCTTTGTGGGTTTCTGGGGTTGCCGCCGGGCCCGGCGTTGGCGCAGTCCGGTGTTAGTCTGGTGGTTTGATCATGGATGGGGTGAAGCTGGCGGACCGTCTGTCCTATGGCGCGGGGTGTGCGGCGCGGCGGGTTGGGTTTCTGCATGATGCGTATCGCCCTGACTCGCTGGAATGCCCGATTGATTCGACGAACAGGTTTTTGCGGCTGGCGGTGGCTTATGTGCTGCCGGGCGGCAGCGTCGGCGCGCCTGCGGGCTTTGGTGTGCCGTTTCGGCAGGCGTGGGCGGATTGGAGTTATTTGCGGACGGGCGATTATCTTGTCGGTCCTGAGGGCACTGTTTTTGTCGCGGCGATCGAGCCGCCGAAACCGATGCTGGTTGTGATGACGAATGCTGTCGTTAGTTTGTCGCGGCCGGGGGCGCCGGTTTTGCCTGGGACGAACCCTTATGGTGGCGTGTCGCCGGCGACCAATACGGTGCTGCTGAGCAAGTTTCCCGCGAGTTTGGTGGTGGGCGGATTGTCCGACCGGACGCGGTCGGGATTGCCGGATGATACGAAAATCCCCGGTTTTATCTGCCTGGTTCCCGCGCTGGCGGAGCTGAGCCCGATGGTGGGGGATATTCTGACCGATGCGGCTGGCGCGCGCTATTTGCTCAACGCGGTCGAAGCGTTGAGCGGTGTTTTGCGGCTATCGATGAATCAGGCCGTGAGCTGATGGCGGATCAATCTGACGTCGAGACGGCGTTCGTCGCGATTGTGGCTAACGCATTGTATCCAAATGGGGTCGCGGCGCCGAGTGTTGTTGACTGCGTGTGCCGGGTCTATCGCGGCTATCCGGCTTCCCCGACATTGGGCCCCGATCTAGCGGCTGGGATATTGCATGTGACGGTTGACGGCAGCGCTGAGGTGAAGAATGTCACGCGTTACCCGCGGCGTTGGCAGGTTGTGGCGCCGGTGGCGGCAACACTGACCGTTACCGTAGGGCCACAGAGTGCACATTTTGGCGGCGTCTGTGCCGTGGGGCAGCTGGCGGGGGTTGCGGTGAATGGGGCGGTGTTTCCCTACGCCGTGCAAGCAAATGATTCGCCGGCGACGGTGGCGAGCAATCTATGCGCGCTGCTGCGGGCGAGCGGGTGGCTGGTGGACTATGCGGGCGCCACGATCACCATCCCTAACGCGGAAATGTTTATCGCGCGTGTGGTGAGCGGGGCGAACGCGCTGCAGGAGATCAAGCGCCAGGTTCAGGATTTTGAGATCTCGCTGTGGTGCCCATCGCCGGCGCTGCGCGACGCGGCGGCGGTGCCGGTCGATGAGGCGCTGGCGAATATTCAATTCATGGCTCTGGCGGACGGGTCGTCGGCGCGGGTGATTTATGTTGGCACCGTGACGGAGGATATGTCCGCCAACGCGACGCTGTATAAGCGAACGCTGCGCTATAGCGCGGAATATCCAACGACGATCACGCAGTTGACCCCGGCGATGCTGTTCGGCGTCGAAAATCTTTCGGCCAATGCGGCGTTTGTGGAGTCAATTCCAGCTTAGGGGGACGAGGATGAGTTATGTTTTGGTCGTTCTGATACCGTTCGAAAATTTCAAACGTGGCGACATGATCAGCAACATGGCTTTGGTCGAAAAAATATTGGCCGTCGGAAATGCTAGCTTTGTGGTGCGTGTGAACGCCGAGAAGGAATAGACAGATGCCGATTTTTCCGCAAGGTGCTTTGAACACGACGGCGCTGATCGTGCCGGATTTGTATGTGCAGATC